AAGGGCGCACAGTTAGGAGTAACCGAGGTAGCCATCAACCGCGCCTTCTTTACACTGGATGTGTTAAAGAAAGCTGTTCTGTATGTTCTACCTACGCAACTCAATGCTTCCGACTTCTCAAAGACTCGATTCAATGGTGCTTGTCACAATTCTCCATACATCAAGGGGATGTTTACCGACACCAACACAATCGGATTGAAACAAGCGGGAGCCATCCCACTATACATCAGAGGTTCACGGGGCGACAGCAACCTGAAGTCTATTCCAGTCTCTTACTTGATTCTGGACGAAATGGACGAGATGGATCAGCGAGCAGTCTGGCTCGCTTTAGAACGTTTATCGGGGCATGTCGAAAAAAGTGTTTTAGCAATCAGCACGCCAACACTTCCAAAATACGGCATACACAAACTGTACATTAAGGGAACGATGGAAGAGTGGGTTTTCCCTTGCCCACATTGCGGACAATGGACTGAACTAATTTGGCCTGATTGTATTGAGATTTTTGGGGAAGATGTAAATGACTCACGTTGCCATCAATCCTATCTCAAATGCAAAGAATGCGGACACAAATTAGATCATAAAGCAAAGCCTGAGTGGTTAAAGAACGCTAAATGGCATGTTACAAACTCTCAAGCAGACGACGATCATCGGAGTTTTCATGTCAACCAGATGTACTCGTATACGGTAACACCTGGAGAATTAGTTGTAGCTTACTACCGGGGATTAGGGGATGAAGCGGCTAATGTTGAATTCAATAATTCCAAACTCGGGATACCATACATTCCAGAAGGCGGTCAAATCACAGATGATATGCTCGATAATTGTACATCGAACTACACATCAAAAGACCACCGCCCCACGGAAAGTGGTCGCTTAATTGTAATGGGAGTAGATCAAGGTAAATGGCATACGATAGAAATCACAGAATATTTCTTCGACCAACTTTCCCACGATCTAAATGTAGCGGCTACAGGCAAGGTTCTTTGGACAGGAAAACTAGCGGAAGACGAGTTCGACCGTTTAGACGAATTGATGCGAGAATGGCAAATCATGCACTGTGTGATCGACGCCGACCCGCAAATCAACGATGCTCGACGTTTTGCACGACGTTTTCCAGGTTACGTAACTTTATGTCGTTACAGGCGGGGAGTTTCTGGCAAAGAAATTTCGATGCAAGAGGACGAATTAGGAACCCCGCTGGCAACTGTGGATCGAACGAATTGGCTAGATGCGGCAATGGGACGTTTTCGCTCTAAGCGAATCTTACTGCCAAGAGATATCAGTCGTGAGTATCGAGAACAGTTAAAAGCACTCGTGAGGACGTATGAGAGAGATGAGATCGGAAATCCAGTGGCAAAATACGTTGAAACCGGGCCAGACCACTTTGCCCATTCACGTTGTTATGCTGAAATTGCATTGCCGTTGGCCGCATCTTATGTAACAAACAAAGATATTGCTGCTTTCCTTTAAGGAGTGACACATGGATCGAACAGAGAGACAATTAGCAAGACGGCGTTGGTGGAGAGAGAATAAGCCCGTTCGGACTTTTCTCAAACACCTCGTAGCTGCCGTCACTTTTGGATGGGATTTTCCCATTTTGACTGAACTTTGGCAATGGTGGAGAAGCCGACCGCGAGTACAAGGTCGCATCAAACGACGCCAAGCGGCTTACCGATATTTCGGCCGTTTAATTCGTTTATCCATCCGCCTACCACTTCGTATTGTTATCAAGTGCATTACACTTGGTAAGTATCCCAAGCGTCCATTTCTGTGGGACCAAGAATTTTACCAAGAGAATGCCGAATAAGTAGAGGTGCATAATGGCCGCCGAAACTGTGACTTTTAAGAACTTGGTATCTGCGAGACACCCAGTCTATTTACGAGACTTCGGGTACTGGCAGTTGTGGCGTAACACATATGAGTCAGGTGAGTATTTTGTGAGTAATTACTTGCAAAAGTTCACAACTCGTGAATCAGATGACGATTTCGCTAGCCGAAAGTCAGTGACGCCTATACCAGCGTTCGCAAAAGCGGCGATCAATGACATTCGGAATTCAATTTTTCAACGACTTCACGATGCTATCCGTAAGGGTGGGTCCAAATCATACAAGAATGCTGTCCAAGGTTTAGAGGGTGGCGTCGATATGAAGGGCTCCAGTATGGACAAATTCATTGGTGTTGATATTTTGACCGAAATGCTTGTCATGGGGCGGGTAGGTTGTTATGTAGATATGCCGGTAACAGTTCCAAGTTTTGACGGGCAAGCAAGCCTTGCCGACACTGTAGAGCATCGACCTTACTTATACATGTATCCGGTTGAAGATATTCTTTCTTGGACATGCTCGAATCCGAGTAACCCTGAAGAATTTCAAGCCGTCTTACTACGTGACAGGTGTACCAACTTCAAACAACCCGGTGGATTTCAGATTTCGATCCCCGATGGTGGTTATGAACGTTATCGAATGGTATGGATTAACCCTGAGACCGGTAAGGTAAACGTGCAATTTTTCGATACAAAAGGAGTACCAGTAGATCGAAATACTGGCTTACCTACAACTAGTGAGCCCATTGAGCTTGAGCTTACTAAGATTCCGTTTGTATTACTCGATATAGGTGATAGTTTGTTGAAAGATGTTTGTAGGCATCAAATAGCGTTATTGAATTTAGGTTCAAGCGATGTAGCTTATGCGTTGAAAGCGAATTTTCCGTTTTACGTGGAGCAGCGAGATTTACGTGCGGTTGGTGACCACTTAAAGCACGCAGCTAACCCGGACGGTACAGCAACAGCCGGTGGTCAAGGTGCAAAGGATACGGAGATTACAGTCGGTGCTTCTCATGGTCGTGCTTACGACATGAAGATGGAACGACCATCGTTTATCCATCCGTCTCCAGAACCTTTGGAAGCATCCATCAAACTACAAGAGAAACTTGAAGATGATATTCGTAAACTAGTCCAACTTGCGATCCAAAATAAAGTCGGAAAACGAGTATCGCCCGAGTCCAAGGAAATGGATAATCAAGGCTTGGAGGCCGGTTTATCCTTTATTGGTTTGATTTTAGAAGGTGCTGAACGTCGAATTGGTGAGTTCTGGTCTTCTTATGAGGAACGAAATGTTCGTAAACGTTTAGTTCCGACTATTAAGTACCCAGATCGTTACAGCCTGAAGACCGACAAAAACCGTATCGAAGAGGCAACAAAAATAGCCGAGCTTATGTACACGGTTCCCGGTGGTACAGTTAAGCGAGAGCTAGCCAAAACCATTGTATCTACGTTGTTATCAGGGAAGATTTCAGTCGATACTCTGGATCGTATTTACAAGGAAGTAGATACAGCTAATTACACCACTAGCGATCCTGACACGATTATCAGGTCACGCGAGGCGGGGTTATGCGGTGAGCAGACTGCCTCAGTCGCTCTCGGATTTAATGAGGATGAATACCTTCAAGCCAGGGAAGATCACTTGGAGCGTATTATGCGTATCAAGGAAGCGCAAACTGGCGATGAGGAGAGCGAGGAGGATCGGGCTGGTGCCCGTGGCCTCACTGATTTGTCTTCCGACCCGGCTTCGGAAGGTAAGGAAGAGAAAGAAGAAAGCCGGGATACGACAATGCGTGATACTGTAGAAAAACCTGTTCGCGGCGAAGGTCGTGACAACAACAAACAAGAGGAGTAAAGTCTTATGGCTATTCCCGTTAATGTGGTTGAAGGTACTATCGAAACCGTGGTCGAAGTCGGTAATATCGAATTTATCGCCCAGGTCAACGAAGTGCTGAATATCCAAGAAGTAGCGAACGTTGAGGAAGTTGCCAACGTCGCTGAAGTGGCGAACATCGCCAATGTAGCCGAGGTTGCTAATGTAGCCGAGGTTGCGAACGTTGCCGAAGTAGCGAATGTCGCTGAAGTAGCGAACATTGCTGAAGTAGCAAACGTTGCAAATGTCGCTGAAGTTGCAAACGTCGCTGAGGTTGCAAATGTGGCCGAGGTAGCGAATGTGGCCGAGGTAGCGAATGTCGCAAGTGTAGCCGAACTCCTGAAGGAGTCGGATGCTAGCATGACAGTTACGACAGCTAATACTGGGACAGCAAATACGCCTGTTCAATTGGCTGCGGCTGCGGCTAACAAGTTTGTGATGATTCGCTCTCGCGATGACAATAGTACCGATCAACCTATCTGGGTTGGTGGGTCAAACGTAGACGCTGGTAATAGCGCCAATGGTTACCCACTGGACGCCGGTGAAAGCTTGAAGTTGCCTGTGGAAAATGCCAACATGATTTATGTTGATTCACAGGTAGCAGACCAAAACTTCACTGTTGTGAGTGTTTAAGTAAAGCTTACTATCCCAAGCTGGCTACGCAAAGTGGTCAGCTTGGTACAAATAACCGGAGTTCAGGGTCATGAGTATTCCCACAAGGGTAAAAAGCGGTGTCATCTCAATTCAAGATGCACCACTGACGCCGAAGGGGTACGAGCAAATCGCACCTAGTACGGCGACAGGTTTAACAGTCCCCGCTGGGGCATCAATGGCCCTCATCCAATCTGTGACGCAGAATGTCCGTTGGCGTGATGACGGAACTTCACCAACCTCATCCGTAGGGATGAGAATTTCAGCAGGTGAAGAATTTTGGTATACTGGTGACTTAGATGCAATCGAATTCATTGAGGAAGTCGCCAGTGCCGAACTCAATGTATCGTATTACTCTACAGACTAAGAGGAGTTTGAATTATGGCCGAACGCCTAAGAATTTCCGAGACTAGCGATTCCGATATGAAGGAACGCTATTGGGACAAGTTTTATCGTCCCCAGCGGCAATTAGTCGGCCCGTTGACAGCCGAACAAGAGGTCGCGTTCGGCGTGATCCGATTGGCAAATGGTTATGATGAGGATGACCTTGCCAGTTTGGAAACGTCCATTGAGGGTGTCACGGGCATTGACGACTGTGAATTGGTCGTTAGTGGTGCTGTTCCGACAGCGAATGATATCCCTAGCGGCTTTGAAGTCCATGCGACTGTTGAGGGTCGTTTTGTCTTGCAAGAGACTTCTTAACACGTAACCTTTAACCCGACAGCCGGACACCTGTTCGGCTGTCGGCTACTCTCAAATTAACGAGCAACAACTTACGTCAGTTTATTCGGAGTAGTTTCTATGGCGACATATTATTGGGTAGCGGCAACTGCAAACACGTTCAATTCCCTTAACTGGTCATTGAGCGATGGTGGTGCGCCTACCGCTAGCGTCCCCGGTGCCGGGGATACTGCCGTCTTTAAGAACTCATCAAGTTCCAAGAACTGTACGGTTACTGCAACCGTGAATCTGGCGAGCTTGGATATGCGTAGCGATTATGGCGGTCAATTCCGAGGTAGTGGTTACACATTCAATATTACCGGAACTTGTTCATTAGGTTGCTCGGCTGCTGGTACCGTGATGCTTGGTGCTGGTGGTACTTGGAATGTAGGTGGAACATTCCGTAGTGATTTAGTCTTGGGTACCTGGGACCCTCAGACTA